CAATCCCATACACATACACGATGCGAACCTCTCAGGGGTGGCGTTCCTGAAAATACCGCCGAAGTTCGAGGAGGAATACGCGAAGGAGGACCACCATCCGACGGCCGGATGCCTGGAATTCCTCGGATCATTGCCGAATCATTTTGCGCGCCACAGCTACGTAGTGAAGCCGGAGGTTGGGGATTTTTATCTTTTTCCATCCTGGCTGGCGCATCAGGTCTATCCATTCAGGTCCGATGGCGAGAGAAGATCAATGGCGTTCAACGTCCACTTCAAGCTGGATGGCCCAGTGAAGGGGATCAATGCATAAAAAAATTATACTGGATCTATGCGGAGGAACAGGATCATGGTCAAGGCCGTATGCGGAGAAGGGATATGATGTACGCGTCATCACCCTTCCGGATAATGACGTGAGGACGTACCATCCGCCGAAGGGCGTGCATGGAATCCTTGCAGCTCCGCCATGCGACCAGTTCAGTTTGGCAAAGACAACAGGAGCCCCTCGCGACTTGAAGGTGGGATGCGAAATAATGTTTGCATGCCTAAGGATCATCGCGGAGGCGCAGTATGAATTGGAGGGGCCATATTCGAAGGCGACAACGCTCAAGTTCTGGGCGCTCGAGAATCCGAATGGGCTGATGAAGAGATTTTTAGGGAGGCCAGTGTATGAGTTTGACCCATTTGACTTTGGGCATTCATACAGGAAGAGAACATATCTATGGGGATGGTTCAAGGACCCAAGGAGAAACCCCATTGAGTACAATGGCATGAAGTTCGATAGGCTTAAGTCAAAGGACATCGCGCCGGAGTTCTTCGGGAAGTACACACGCCAGGAGCGAAGGGCGATTACGCCGTACGGATTCGCGAAGGCGTTCTTTGAGGCGAACAGATAATGAAAAAGAAATTTTGGTTTGGGGAATGGCATTCAACTTACACTTCGTGCAACAGATTATATAAAAAATTAATTGCAGACATAGAGTGGCAAGATCCCAATAACACAGGAATAAGAGGGGAGCTTTTTGTTTTTAATGACGAAAAACAATCCTGGTTTAACTATGTGTATGATAATTATTTAGTGGACGATGATAACTACTTGAAATTTAATCGTTTGCATAAAAAACCTAGAAAATGGGGAATACGAAATTTTAGCCAAACAGGAAGTAATTATCCCTTATCATATGCTCCCTTTAATTCAAATCAATTTTTACCAATTAACAGGAAGCACGTTTTTACTTGCTTTGCTGATCAGGACGCTGTTTGCAAGGCGAAGCTTCGCCAAAAAATTAATTCATCTTATGTTAAATTCAAGTTGACGAAGGAATTTTCGGAGGATAATAACTACGTCTGCAATTATTGTGGCGCGGAAGGAAATGACGATAATCCACTCCACCTCGATCACATTAATCCCACTTTCAATCAAATATATGAGGAATATAAAATGCGACATGGTAAACTTACCCTGTTGGCAGGCAACTACGGTGTTTTTTCTAATTTTCATAACAAGAGAGCCGATTTTCAATTGCTGTGCGCAGATCCTTGTCATTTCATCAAGACACGGGAAGATCGGAGAATGAAAGCATATGGTTGATACGACAAGATACAAGAGTGTGGCTATAAGAATTCCCTACTATGACGCTTTGGTCAAGATGGGATTGAACATGCACCGTGGACCGGGACAGGAAATGATGCATATAATCAAGAAGGCGGCAGATGAGAAAGGAATAAAGATAAAAAATGCAAGAATTATTAAAAGCAATAAAAGAAATTAAGAAGATTCTTCACGGAAGTGAAGAGGCGGGAGACGACTTCCAGGAAGTCCTTAACAAGCTAAGCCAGGTTAAGGTTCACGGGGTTCAATTCCCAACGATGATGATGATGGAGATAATTGATGACTTTGTAAGGGGTTATCAGGAGCGTCAAAAGTCTTCAATGATGAAAGACTTTGATGAAAAGGAGCTGCAGGACAAATTTGCCTCAGTCTCCATGAATTGGAATAGCAAGGATACTATAAACTAATGGCAACACTGAAGATTGTAGATCTGCATCAGGTGGAGGACGGCGCCATCAATCCAAAGACAGGGTTGACGGAGAAGCCTTCATGGTACGTGAGATTCGAGGATATGTCTGATCGTGTTCTGTTTAAGTCCAAACTGCTAGAGTTGTTATCCATGGGTTTTCGCAAGACAGTGGAAAACTTTAAGGCGGGCAAGGCCACTACAAGTGCAGGTGGCGAGGCACGTTTTTGGGTAGTGGTATTCCAGGATTATGAGGTAAGGCTTCAAACCAAGGCTCAGATCATGGATGTAGTAACAGAAGGGCATAGAAACAGAGAGGATGAAGACAATGCAAGATTCGAACGAAACGGAAGAAAAGCAGAAGACGGAATCACCCTCGATTAAGTATCCGGAATGCTGGCCGATGGTCCGCATAACCTGGATGGACGCCATGGATGGCGATACGGGATGGGTGCCTCTGGGCAAAATGCGCGATGCCAAATTGGCGACGTGCGTTGACATTGGCTGGATGATACGAAATGATGAGCAAAGAGTTACAATTATGGGGTCCTGGTGCCTGGATCCGCAGGAAACAAAGGAAGAGGATAAGGAGGGGGGAAGATACATCACCATTCCTCGAGGATGGGTTAAGAAAATAGAATATCTGGAAAAAAGCTATGGACAAGTACGAGATTAACGTGTGGAAGGATGCGGAGCTGCTCAGCAAGGAGGTTGTTGAGTTTGCGTCCAATAGGGAATGCTACGAGTATGTTGTGGAGAAGCACTATGCCCCTGGAACATGGACCGGTTCGCACCAGAACAAGAACGGCGTCAAGCTCAATCGGCCACCTCTTGGAATTAGAATAACGTGGGCCAAGCTTGGTCACAACCATTACAAGCCTAAGAGACTAAGCACAGAGGAAAAGAAAATGCAGCGCGAGCTGTACGATTCAATCACGCCTGAGACAATTCAGGAGTTGGGCCCAAATGAAATGTTCGCAAAGGTGAGAAAGAACTACGGACCTAATCCAGACGCTACAGGTTACAATGAGTTTCCAGACAGAAAACCAAAGACATACATTGATGGAATTACGGGCGAAAAATATATAAAAAATGAATAAAATCTTTAAAATAAGTTTTGGTGGATCTTTAGTTAGAACCATTATCTATACAATTGGACATATGTGCATAGCCATAACCTGTCTTATGCTTATTGCTGATGTAAATTTTAAGCAGGCTTTAACAGATGCAATTGTTGAACCATTGCTTAATGGAGTGTGGTATTTTATTTTAGATAGACTATGGATTAAATATTTTTCAAATGGATAAAATAGGACTAACACCCACGCAAAAAAAGATGTATGATGTGATCGTGAAATTTATCGAAACAAATAAATACTCCCCGTCATATGAGGAGCTGAAGCAGCTGTTGGGATATAGATCCAAGTCTCCAGTTCATGGGTTAATACATCAACTGCGAAGACGAAACTGGGTAAAAATTGAAAATGGCGCAAATAGGTCAATTTCAGTATTATAAATGTGCCACTATAGTAGAATTTTTACTAAAAAAGTTTTTTTATTTTTTTTTTATACCGGGATTAGGTGGCACGGTGGCACAAATGACGATTATGACATATATTTCAATGACTTATATAGTGCCACCAATGTGCCACCACTTGTCTTCGCAAGCAACATTTTTGTTTTTTGGGAATAAATATATGAGTAAAAATTCTACTATTACAAGGAGTTATGATGGTCGATCCTAAGATAAGAAGGGAAAACACAGGCGGCACATTGGCGGCACAAAGGGAGATGTCCCTTAGGCATCCTAAGGGGGTGGATAAGCTCACTGATAGACAGCGAATTTTTGTCAAAATATATGTTGAAAATGAAGGTAGGCTAACTCCAACAGAGTGTGCAAGGCAGGCTGGATATAAGGAGGATCGTGCCAACACCACAGCTTCGGAGCTGCTGAATGGAAAGAAGTTTCCAAAGGTTGTGGATGCTGTTGTTAAAAGGCGTGCGGAATTGGAGAAGACACACGAGGTCAAGCTGCAGAAGCATGTGCAGGAGTTGGCAAGACTACGAGAGAAGTCTTTGGTTGAAAAGTCTTTTAGCGCCGCTGTTAACGCTGAACGGTTGCGTGGTCAAGCGGCAGGATTATATATTGACCGAAAAGAAATTAGGACAGGCTCAATTGACAGCATGTCGCGTGATGAGGTTTTAAAATCATTGAAGGAATTAGGATTAGATGGAAAATTTAAAGAAGACAAAAAAGGAGTGGTTCTTGAAGTTCAGGAAGAGAAACCCAATAGCGAAGGACTTAAGGACATCACCCCAGTACAGGCAGAAGATAGTAAAAGACAAGACAAAGTATGACCGTAAAGCCGGAAACAAGGCTTTGGAAAAGTTTAAAGAAATGCTTGGACGATGGTGATGGATACCTATCTTCACGCCTTGAGAGCTACGTTACTCCAGGATTCCCTGATTGCTTAATATTTCACAATGTTACAGGATTCTTCACACTTGAGCTGAAGGTCGTCAATCGTAGCAATAAAATAACTATTTCACCCTTCCAAAATGCATGGAATTCTGTTCACTATAATCATGGTGCACCAGTTTACATCCTAGTTGGAGGGCTTGCCAAGGGCCACGTCAAATTGTTTTCAGGTGCGTGGACCGCGCATCTTGGCCAAAAGAGCGTGGATCAAGTACCCGGGTTATACGAGGGGGAGCTAAGGGCCCTCGACCTATGTCAAGTGATTTCAAACTCCCAAACTCCCTAATTGTGAATAAACTGTGAATAAGTTGTGGATAACTCGCAGCTGGGCGCCCGGCGCGCGCCGGGCGTTTCCCAAACTCCTGAACTCCCGGAAAACAGCCAAATACTCTCTGAACTTATCCCCAGCTGCATGGACCGGGATACATGCTGCGTCAGGAGATGATTACGAAACTCCGAAACTCCGCGGAAAAGCTATAACATCTAGTGATGGAGGTGAGCCTGAAGCGTTCACCAGGGGCCCGGGATCCAGTCCCGTGCTTCAGGAAAATAGTTGAAAAGAGTTCTTGCTTTGTGGATAAGTTTCTGATATAATACAAATAGAAATAGAAGGTTGGCACACTTGTAATAATACCTTGGTAGCCCTTCTATTTCTTATAAATAGAAAGAGAGCAAAATATGGTAGTAGACCACGAGATTAATATAGCACTCAATAGGATTGCTGATGCCATTGAAGAGAATGGCGAAACTTTAAAACGAATTGCAGACCATTATGACGGGGTTGTTCCTGTTATGACACGCAATCAAAAACGAGCTGAATCATTAGCCGAGGAACAAGAAAGGAGTTTTGGGCAACAAGTCAAAGATATATTTAGACCTGTAGAGAACTAAGCTCAAGGGGGAGTTTAGGCTCAAACTCCTAAACTCCCCCATTGTGAACAAGCTGTGGATAACCTGGGGATAAGTTCCCGGGCTGGGCGCCCGGCGCGCCCGGTCAAACTCCCAAAACTCCCCAATGAAAAATTACCGTTTTCTGGGGTTTTTGTTGGAGCTTCAGGTTCCCGGGATCCTGCTACGCAG